AACTTACACATTCAATGTTTTAGTAATCGTTGGCAGAGTAGACGAAAGAACAGCGCAAAATAAACTTGATGGATTTGTGTCAAGCACAGGTTCATCCAGCATCAAACTAGCAATCGAGAGCGATAAATCTCTTGGTGGCAAAGCCTTTGACGTAAGGGTTAGTGAGATGAGAAATTATGGGCAGATACCTGTTGGTGAGGTAACATATCTATCAGCAGAGTTTTCAGTTCTTTGCTACGCAGACTAGAAAAAGGAAAAATAACAGATGGCAAAATTTGCAGCAACAGACTACAAAATCACCATCAATGGAACAGACTTCTCAACTAATCTCAACTCAGTTGAATTAGCACAAGAAGCTGACGACCTTGAGACCACAGCTTTTGGTCAATCTTGGCGTTCACGCATTGGTGGATTAAAAAACGCATCATTAACATTGAACTTCATGCAAGATTTTGCAGCAGGTTCAGTTGATGCAACATTGAATCCTTTACTTGGCTCAATTGCCACAGTAGTTATTCAAAGTGCATCAGGAACGGTTTCAGCAACCCAACCTAAATACACAGCAGAATGTTTAGTAACTTCATATTCACCATTTGCATCAAGCGTTGGCGATATTGCAACCCTAAGCGTTACCTGGAGTGTTACTGGAACAGTTGTAAGAGGGACAGCAGCTTAAATGAAAATCAATCTGCGCGTTGAATACATAACAGGTGAACCAAAAGAAATCACTTGTTCAGCAAAAGACCTAGTTGCGTTTGAAGAAAAATTCAGCAGGTCAGTAGCAAAACTCGAATCAGAGTTCAGACTTACTGACCTGTTATTTCTTGCATGGCATTCTGAGAAGAGAACCAATGCAACTAAAAAAGATTTTGATTCTTGGTTAGATGAAATCGATAACATTGGGGTTAGCGAGACCGACCCAAAATAATTCCGTTGGGGGATTCCAGCCAACATTGGTATATCGCGTATCTTGCTTGTGAAACTGGAATCTCTCCCTCTTTGCTTTTACAAGAATCTGACCGTATGCTTTTCACAATGGGAATGTATCTGCGTTGGAAAGCAACCGAAAAAAACAAGAGGTAAAGCATAAATGGAATTTGTACCAGATAGTTCTAAATTCCAATTAAATAATCAAAACTTAAATATGGTTGTCCCTGAATTGCAGGGCGTTCAATTTGTTATCAAAGAGTTAAGAAAAATAGATACAGATTTATTGCGTGATATGAGACGCGAAATTATTACTGAAATTAGACCTTTGTATAGTGCTATTAAAAGCAGCATCCCAGCAACTAGACCTATGAGTGGTTTTGACCATAATGGTAGAACTTCTTGGAATAAACCTGTAAGAGTCACAGGTCAAGTTTCATATAAGTCACGCGCTGGAAGAAACAGTTTAGTAAGTATTAAAACTTCATCTGCTGCTGTACAAATTGCTGATATGGCTGGCAAAAGAGGAAACTTTGATGTTGGTCGTGAGGGTTCATCAAGAGGTTTTTCAGCAGAATACACAATCAGAGGGCGTAAAAGAAGACACAGATTAAATGGTCAAGGTCAAGCAATGGTTACTCAACTTGGTGGAACACCATCAAGATATGTTTGGCCAGCAGTTGAACAATTCAGACCATTAATTACCACTAAAATTAAAAATATAATCAATAATTACGCAGCGAAAACAAATATTAGATTATCTGAATCAAAAGGTGGAAATTTCTAAATGGCAATTATTGTCCCGATTTTAACAACCTTTAATGATAAAGGTGTTAAGGCTGCTATTAAAGAATTTCAAAGAGCACAAGGTGCTTTTGCTAAAACTTCTGTTGTTGTTGGTGCTAGTGCTGATGCTTCCATCAGACTTGGTAATGCTTTAACTAGAACTGTTACCCCAGCAATTGTTGCTTTTGGTGCTGCTGCTTTCAAAGCAACTCAACTTGCTTCTGATATGGCTGAAACACAATCTAAAGTTGGTGTAATTTTTGGTCAAACTGCTGATGACATTAGGGCTTTTGGAAAAGCTGCTGCGAGAAATATTGGTATGTCTGAACAAGAAGCACTTGATGCTGCTTCAACTTTTGCTTTGTTTGGTAAACAAGCAGGCAAAGCTGATGCAGAGCTAAACAAATTTGCAAAAGACTTTGTTAATTTGGCAGCAGATTTTGCTTCTTTCTACAATACAGAGCCTCAAGAAGCAATCATTGCTATTGGTGCTGCACTTCGTGGCGAATCTGAACCAATCAGAAGATTTAATATTTTATTAGATGAGCAAACTGTTAAAACAAGAGCGTTAAAACTTGGAATTATTGACAACATAAATCAAGCTCTTACACCTCAACAAAAAGTTTTAGCAAGAACGGCTGAAATATTTGCACAATCAGCAGTTGCCCAAGGAGATTTTCAAAGAACCTCTGAGGGCTTAGCAAACCAGCAAAGAATTTTGAAAGCAGAAATAACTAACTTAACAACAGAATTTGGTCGAGCATTTATGCCAATCATGTTGCAAATCGTTAGAGTTGTTAGAGATGAAGTTATCCCAAGATTGCAAGGATTTACTCAAGCATTTCAAAAACTTTCACCAGAAACAATTAACACAGTTCTAAAACTTGGTGCATTTTTAGCAATTCTTGGCCCATTACTAATAGGTATTGGATATTTAGCAAAAGGGCTTTTAACTTTGTCAAGAGTCTTTGTAATTTTGCAAACAAGTATTTTAAGAATACCTATTGCCATTGCGTTACTTATTGGTTTATTTGCAGCACAGTCTGATGCTCAATACAAATTAGCAAAAGAAACAGGAGATAGTTGGGGTCAAATTACAAGACTTGTTGTTCTTGGGGTAAAAGCAGTCCTTTTTGCGATTGATAGAGTTATTGACGGATTTAAGTTCATAGGTTTTTCTGCAGATTATGCTGCAGCACGAATTGATAATTTCATAAATATCATAACTTTCAAAGGTGGAAAGTCTATGATGTCCTTTGAACAACAACTTTCATCATTTAAGTTTTCTAATCTTGCTGGTGGTTTAGATGGTGCTGTCGCAGCATTTGGTGAGTTTAATTCTGAAGTTGCAACTGCTGCTAAAGAATCAAAGATTATGGCAGCAGAAGCACAACTTTTGGCTTTACAAACACAGGGATTGACAGAAGAACTTGATAAAGAAACAGGTGCTTTAGGTAAAACAACAGAAGCATTAAAAAAAGCAAAACAAGCAGCCAAAGATGCAGCACAAGTCATTGTTGATAACTTAGAAGACTCTTTACAAAGAGCAGAATCAGCACTTGATGATGTAAGAGGCAAATTTAATAGTTTCAAAGATGCTATTGGTAACACCATTACTGGAATCTTAAACTTTGGTAAAGCAGCAGAATCTGAAAACTTTTTACAAGGTTTAGCAAAACAAGCAGAAAATGCAACAGATTTTGCAAACAAAGTTAAACAACTTGTTGTTCTTGGTTTGAATGAGCGTGGTATTAGACAAGTTCTTGATGCAGGGTTTGAAGCAGGTTCACAAATTGCTGATGAAATCATTGCTGGTGGGGCAACAATGGTTCAGCAAGTTAATACTTTAGTTGATTCCATTTTTGGTGTTGCTGAACAAGTTGGTGACTTTGGCGCAGTTGCTTTCTATGATGCAGGTGTAAAACAAGCTGAAGCAATGGTTGCTGGTATCAGAGCAACTTTAGAATCAGCAAGAGCAGACCTAAAACTTATTGTTGATGGTTTAGCAAGTGGAGATACCACAGCAACAGGGCCAACTGGCGCAGAACTTAAAAAACTTGATAAACCAAAAGTTCAACCTAAATTAAATGTCAGCAAATTAACAACTAGCGCAGTATCAAATATTGCGTCATCTATGAGAGGCGCATCTGATGCTGCTTCAAGAAGTTATACAGCAATGGCACAAGCATTTGGTATCACTAAATTTGCTAAAGGTGGAATTGTCACAGGACCAACTAATGCACTTATTGGAGAAGCAGGACCTGAAGCTGTAATTCCTTTGTCAGGTGCTAACTCTGCAAGTTTAGGCGCAACTTACAACATTGTGGTTAATGCTGGTATTGGAACTTCAGGTTCACAAGTTGGTAGAGAAATCGTTGATGCTATTAAGAAGTTTGAGAAGACTTCTGGCCCAGTCTTTGCGAGTGCGTAATGGCAATTCCTGCAACAACTGTTGAAATAGGTTTTGATTTATCAGCTCTTGGTGGCCCATTTTTTATTCTTGATGACCCTGTTCAAGGTGTTTTAGATAATACTGAATACACACTTGGTGGAACTTTGTTTTATGACGTTACAGAGTATGTGCGTTCTGTTTCTGTAAGACGTGGTAAGTCTCGTCAGTTAGACAGATTTACAGCAGGTGGCGCAGCAATTGAATTTAATAACAACTCTCGTGCTTTTGACCCTGAGAACACAGCAAGCCCTTTCTTTGGTCAAATTATTCCTAAAAGAACAATCAAAGTTGAAACAGGTGGCTCAGCAGTCTTTTACGGTGTTGTTGATGACTGGAATCTTAACTACGATATTTCAGGTTTATCTTTGGCTAGTGCTGATTGTGTTGATGGTTTCACATTGCTTGCACAAAGAGCTTTAACGGCAAGTACTGAAACTTCACAAAAAACTGGTGCAAGAATAAACGCAATTTTAGATAGAACAGAAGTTAATTGGCCAGCATCTTTAAGAGATATTGATACTGGTGCAACAACTCTTCAAGCTGACGTTATTGAAGACGGAACAAACGTTTTAGAATATTTGCAAATTGTTACAAGTACTGAACCTGGTTCTATTTTCATGGGTGCTGAT